AACACAAAAATATAGGTTTTTCAATAAACAAAGTTGTATTTAAGCAACTTAAGTTTTGGTACTAATCTAGTATCTTTAAAACCTTTCCTGTTTTTTTATCTACTCTAGCAAGCTTCATTCTATAATTAGTTTCCTTACATTGAACGTATCTTACAGTAACGTTTGTTTGCTGATCAACATTCTTTATATTCTCAGGCTCATACTTTGCGTGAGCTACAGCATTTATATATGAGAATGCTATAGAAAATATGGCATCATCATAATCGTATCTTGGATCGGCTGCCTGGTATCTTGTTTGTCTATGACTTGTTTGTGATTTAAGATCTTTCTCAACAAATGTTTTTAATTGTTCCCAAAACCAAGGAACATCTATCCTGTCAGCATAAGCGTCTAAAAGCTCTTCCAATTTGCTAATGATACGAGGACCGGTATTTGCCTTGTTTGATATTCCAAACCATTTACCTCCAAACGTATGAAAGTATTCAGGAAGCTGTGCGTTTGATGTAAACTTGTGCTTGAATCCGTGTATCTCTTGAAAGTCAACGTGCATATCGCCAATATTATTCTCTACAAGTTCTTTTACTCCACCTCTTTTTTGCTGATCATAGTATAAACTTTGAAGTAATACTTGAAGATAAGTAAGCTTAAACTTTCTATCTCTGTGAAATACAACAGAAGAAACAGTATTTGTGTACGCATCCCATATTGCTGATGACATTTGTGAGTGTCCTGTCTCGGAATTGATTGGATCGGTTCCTTGATACCATCTATTCTTCCATATTTCATCGTGTGGAGGATGATGAACAATCATTGACGTTGTAGATATATCTTCTCTTGCTGATGTTTGTATCCAACTAGCACCAATTATTCTATAAGGAGTAATTAAATCGGGTGTTGGTTGACTCATATCCATTACAGGCTCAAAATAACCATACTCAATAGGAACATCTTTTCCATATATCTCTGTAAGCCTTGAGTTACACTTCATAATTGGAATAAGAGTCTTTGATTTCCTGATGAACATATCATCTATGGTCATTGGATAGTGCTGATGGAACTGAACCTTTGCTAGTTCACCTTTCTTGGTTCCTTCCAAGGCCATATATGCCTTTCTTTCTTTTTGAATATGCTGATCTGTTACCCCTCTACGAGCGTATGCATTCATAAATATTGGAATAATTCCATACTCATAGTTACCTTCTCTCCATTGTCTAAGACACATTTTGAATTCAGCTTCGAATACAGAACCACCCCTGTCCATTTCACCACCTGTTCCCCAGGCTATGAATTGCTGTTGCATAGTCATCTTTCCTGTGTCAGGGTTAAATTTAAATAAGGCAGGTCTACCTTCACGCATCATCTCACCAAATATCTCAAATAGACCAATCTCATCTACAAATACAGCAGATGGAGATCCACCATTGATTGAATCTACAGCAGGACTATCTACCTGAAATCGAGAACCACCACCTTCATCACGACCTTTACGATCTCCTTTCTTATCGAAGTTCATAATTTGATCTGTCCAGTTCTTTACTTCTTGAGCTATGTATCCTGGAACTTTTGTATATGCCCACTTTACTTTATCTCGGAATATCTCTATACCCTTGTCTTTTGAGTGAGTAACAAATTTTATGAAATATGACTTATTGAGATTTACACGCTTCATTCCGGCAAGACACATTGTTGTAGTAAAACCAATCTGACGAGCCTTGCCAATCATCATTGAGTATCCGCAGTCATAAAGAAATAGAAGTACTTCCTGAGCTTCCCAAGCTTTGTATTGAATCATACCTGATCCATCAGTAGCTTTGTCCTCTTTTATATATCCGTATTTATTACAGAAGTATAGCGTGTTCTCTCTACATTTCTCTATCTCTTGAAGAAGCCAATCAAACTGATCTTCCTCACTTTCAAAGTCAAGGATGTCAGTAGGATCATTTAGCCATTTTTCGGCTTGTTTGCGATAAAGCTCAAAAGGCTCGTAACGAAGTTTGTTTTGCCAACCTGAGTTTATTGAATCTATCCAATTAACAAATTCTTTTGAATATTTAAACTCTTCGTGATTCGGTTTCCAACTTTTTGTACGGCCTCTTGAAATTATATCGTCTTGAAATAAATCAAAACCCATTAGTTTTTATTTTTTAATACTGACCGCCTTTGTATTTTTTTGCTCTTTCTAAAGCATCAGCTTCTTGCTGTTGAGCTTGAGTTTTCTGTGTAGCTTTATAAGTGTCAATTTTAGACTTAAACTCTGAAGGAATCATAGGTTTTACTGGAATTGATTCAACTGAAGAGCTTCTCATAGCATCATTGATTGCCTTACCTGCTAATTTTCCAATTTTCATTGAATTTTTAGCATCACCAATTGCTTGACGTTTTTCACTACGAAGAGCAACTTTCTTAGATCTCATATCAAGTCTTGCTCCTTTCTTAAGGTTTCCTTGATCATAAGCAACATCTGATTTTGCACCAAGTTTTGCTTGTCTACCTGCATTGGCTCTCTCAAGAGCTGCATTGATTTTGTCTTTTAGTCCCATTTTATTTTATTTGATTGATTATTTTATCAAAATCTTCCCTTTTTTGCTCTTTTTTGGTTTTAACTATTTTTTTAGCAAGATATGGATCATTAGATCCAGGAGTCATTTTCCCATTAAATTCAATGCTTGGATTTCTATCTTTATACACGAATGTTTTTTCTCTTCCTGTAATAATATTTTTTTTCTTTGCAGTAGCAATTTCAATTTCTGATCCTCCTTTTCTAATAGCTCTTTTAGCTTTTAGTTTAGCACCTGGACCTGAAAAATAATTTTTAGGCTTTGGAGTAACCTCTTTAAGATCTTTTACAGGATCTCCTTTTCCTGAAGACATAGACTTACCTTTGTTTATAGCGGCATCTAGTTTTGCTTTTAAATTTGCCATTTTATTTTGTTTTAATAGTTACTAGTTTTGACATTTACCACCTGCGGTACAAACACCTACAGATCTATTTCTTGATGTTGGCCCCGAAGCATCTTCTTTTGCTCTTCTCATAGATATTGCATCTTTGACACCCTTTGTAACATCTTCGAATTTATCTTTTATGTTCTTTTTTGTTTGTCGAATAGCATATCTTAAAGGGGCAGCGTATTTACCTTCACCTTTATCAAGAAGCATTTTTTTACGCTTCTCATTTTTGATGAACTTTCTAATACCATTTCCAGGATCTTTAGCTTCCATATTGGAAGTCGACATCGCGGTCATTAATGCTTTTCCTGCCATATCTAGTCTTTTATTTGTCTTGACCTGCCAAGCCGTTGCATTACTTCTTCAGGAGTAGCTCTATATGGAGCAGATTCGTCATCTTGTCGCATCATATCCCTTATATTACTTAATTTTTTCGCACCACCACCAATAGCATCAGCCATATTTCCGAGCCCTTTTAGGGATCCTTTGCCAACGTAATCTCCCATTGTTTTTGTAGCAGGAAGAACACCGCCTTTTTTAAGAGCTTTAAGTTCCATTCTGTTTCCTACTTTTTCTGCTCGGTTAGATAAGCGTTTTGCTTTTACAGCATTACCTTGATCTGCTGCTGCTCCTGATTTAGCTTCCAGCTTTGCTTTTCGACCAATTCTCATTCTGTCGATAGCCTCTCCAATCTTTCCTTGTTTTTTAGGAGCCATACCTCCTGTCATCATTTTAGCCATTGCTTTGTTTTTTAGTTTTCGAACTAGGTTTCTTTTCAGCTTTAGGTTTTTTAACCTTTTCAACTACTTCAACAGGCGCAACTATCTCTTCAACAAGAAGCGGAGCTTCTTCGCGCGCTGAATAATCTCTTGATTCCGCAATTCGGATTTCTCCTTCTTCTTTAGCGGCCATTAGTTTTTCTTTAAGTGTAGGCATAACTCAGTTATTAATAACATTTACATTTCATTTTGCCACCGTTCTTAGTACAGGGCATATCGCATTTTTTCTTACCCATTTGGGATTTACGCTTTTTCATCCCTGCATATGCTTTATCGATAAGCTTGGGATCTATTCCGGATTTTTTGTCTAGTGCCATTTTAATTTATTTTTCATTCCGAGTATTTTTAAGCAAAGTTAATAACTTTCAAATATATCATCTTTATGCTCATATTCAACTTCAAGGTCTTCATTTCTTTTTGGAAACTTATCGTATTCTTTCACGGCATAGAATAGTTTCTTCATAGATCCTTTGTAGAAGTATATAGGATTAACCATATATGTTCTCCTACCCTTATTCACCTCAAATCGCAATATGTCTTTGGCGCATAGCTGTTGAATTCCTCCAGTAATGTAGTGGGTATTTAAAGCTGTAGCGTCATTAATATCTCTGATTCCATATCCCTTTAGGACATTTCCGTAGTTCATATGCTTAACCATAAATCGAAGAACTCTGTGTGCGGATGGCTTTAGTTCATCCTGAAGCTCTATGGCATCTACGAAAGTTATCATATAGCGCATCTTTTTGCGCTTCATAATATTACTTACAAGTTCAGCTACCTGTGCGGAGTAAGCCTCTCCTACCGGTTCAAATGCTCCGTTTATATCTTTGTAATATAAATCGAAGTCTTTCATCCTATGTGCTATGATCCTGTCGGCTTCCATTAGCACAAGGTCGAATACTAAGTTATTTTCCATTCTTTCTTTCCTCGATTATTAAGTCTACATTGATTTTTATCTTCTTGAGTCTAGCCAAACTTTCTTTGTGGCGTGTATGCTCATAGAACATAAGACCATTTAATGCCCTACTGAATTCAGTAATACTCATATTACCTTTCATTTTATTGCAGTCTCCGCAGCACGGAACCTTATTACTATTGCTTAAAACACCTCCACGACTTTTAGGATACAAATGATCCACAGTCCTTGAATAGTCATCCAAATTTACTTTACAGTAAGCACAAACATTCAGGTCAACACCTTTCTTACTTATTTTTTCCATACGTACTTTCAAAATATTTATCACCTGTGGTATCTCGCACAGCACCAATATCAAAAGCATCCTCAAGCTGCTTCTGTTCTTTAGCTAATAATGCTATGGCAAAGTTCTTTGCTACCATTGCTCCAGTATCAAATTTATTTGCATAGTCTTTGTGTCTGCTAATATGATCATCAATCATATCTATAAGCTGATTCATCGCTGTTGTCATAATACTATTTTAAAATAAACTACAGTTCGCTGTAGTACCGGATACCTATATTATCATCTACTTATAACCAAGTTCGCACAAACATACAAAAAAATATCATCTTGTAGCCACTAATCCCGCTACAGTCTGTAGCCACTTACTAAAGTGAACTTCTCAAGCCCTACAACACTTTTAGAAGAATTTACTATATATAGTTTATTCCCCTATTGCTCAATAGATAATCAATGATGCCTATAATAAGACAATAAGCAAGATGCGAATTGTCGATGGTAGGTAAGATCAACCTGTATATGTGCGCAGATCTAGTACCTACATAGTACTATATACCCTCCCCACTTTTATATCCAAACTATATTTGTACTAACTTTATTTGTATTGTGGCCAGGAAAAAAACCGTATGTGTACTGTAGGGAGGGATAGTAGTCGCACGTACCCCCGTGTGCGCGAGAGGAAAACCGAACTTCAACCTTTACTTTAACTGAATTACCTTAACTATCTTTATTTCAGTCATTTAGCTGCTCTAACTTCGAGCTGATTACTATTATTTTACTTTAACTACCTTGTTTTATCTTATTGGTTTTCAGTCACTTATGTTTTTATCTCTGCGGAAAAAAGACTCTTTCAACTAACTAAACCTTTAGTTTATTGTATCGTTTTGTGGTTACATTTCGTCCCCTGTTTTACTCTAATTTTGCCCATTTTAACCCATTTTTACCTGTTCTTTGCCATTTTTTTTATCGTATTTAACTCACTGATTTTCAACAACTTAACTACCTATTTCAAAACTTTCTTTTACTTTTTTTTAATTTTCTTATTGTCAATCCAAACTTTGTTCCTATATTGGCTTCAGTTCCAAACGAGGAACAGCAAGTTGAAACATTGAAATGCACATCGCTAACACTCGCGGTTTAAATGTCCCGCAGTTTGTCTAGGTTTAAATGTCCCTTACAAGCACCCGTGTAGTTTTAACTGAATTTAGGTTCGTTCTTTGACGTATTGAAAGCTGACAATGTAGCATAGGGGCTACATAGGTGCAAACTAGTACAATGGGGAAGGTATATCTTGTCGTTAGGTCATCGTGATAGATGAATAGATGGGGTGGAAGCAACCCAGGGGAACGTGCGCACTGTAAGAATCGAGGGCAAATAGTCAACTGTCCTGCCGAAGTGCCGAATAGTAAGGGGCATACCGAAAAATCGCAAACAATATATGTAGGTGTGTTCTATTGAAAGGGGTAATTAGGCGAAGTTTGCGGAGTGTTTAGGTACACTCAAAATCCATCTTTGTATGTTCACGTTGGGAAACGTGCGCGCATACATCTGTGGGCGTTCTAAGCAATTAAAAACTAGGTCTATACTCTGAACACATAGGAGTATATGGCGTTTTCCTAGTATGGAAGGTGTTATGGTACATTGTGCGAGTTCGACTCTCGCAGCACCACTAATTTTAAAATCAAATCAAGATGAGTGCAACAAAGACG